TTGTGATCTTTCTGTGCGTGCTCTTGATGAGTTACTTGACTATCAAGGGTATCCAATTTCAGCTGCAGAACGAGGGACACTTGGTCGAAGGCCTTTGGGTATTGGGATCATTAATCTAGCATATTTCCTTGCAAAGCGTGGATTAAAATATGATGAATCGGCATACGAAATAGTAGATGAATATGCTGAGGCATGGTCATATTATTTAATACAAGCAAGTGCAAACCTTGCTGTTGAAAAAGGAAAATTGATATATAATAATGATACGAAGTACTCTAAAGGAATACTTCCAATCGATACTTATAAAGAGGCGATAGATACATTAGTAGCTAGAAGAGAACGTTTACCGTGGAAAGATTTGCGAAAGCAACTCAGAGATACAGGTATCAGAAACTCTACGCTGATGGCATTAATGCCTGCTGAAACAAGCGCTCAAATAAGTAATAGTACGAATGGTATTGAACCACCAAGAGCTTTGGTATCGTACAAACAGAGTAAAGATGGTGTAATGGCACAGGTAGTACCTGGATATCATCATCTTAAAAATAAATATGATCTCTTATGGGATCAAAAATCACCAGAAGGATACTTGGCCATATGTGGCATATTACAAAAATACATCGACCAAGGAATATCCGTCAATACATCTTATAATCCAGAACACTTTGAGGACCATAATGTTCCAATGTCTGTAATGATTAAAGATTTGGTGACAGCATATAAGTATGGATTAAAACAATTATATTATTTTAATACATTTGATGGTGCTGGTGAAATGAAAGAAGACGAGCATCATACCTATGATAGTGGAACAACACCACAAATCGAAGATGAGGATGATTGCGAGTCATGCAAAATATAGAAAAAAATACTCTACGAGAAAAGATAGAATTGCGTATGCAAATTCTAGAGATTATGATGCAAAAACAAATGCATCTGATTGATCCTATTACAGTAGATGATTTTTTAGATCGTGTTTGTTATTGTTGGAGTGTCCTCAGTGAAGAGGATAGAGATTATATACAAGGTTGTCAAATAGCCTTAAAAGAAAAAATAGAATGGAAAGTAGATGGGAATACTGAAGAGAAATAAAAAATCACACTTAGAGCGTAATATGTTCTTTGATGAGAATGTTGACATCGCAAGGTACGATCAAGTCAAATACCCTCAGATAGAAAAGATTACAGACAAACAACTTGGCTTCTTTTGGAGACCAGAAGAAGTAGATGTATCAAAAGACAAAAAGGACTTTCATGACCTTACACCGCACGAACAACACATCTTTACCTCGAACCTCAAACGTCAAATTCTATTGGACTCTGTTCAAGGCAGGGCCCCGAACATTGCTTTCCTTCCTATATGTTCGTTACCTGAAATAGAGAACTGGATTGAGACATGGTCATTCTTTGAAACAATTCACAGTAGATCATATACACATATTATTCGAAATATCTATGCTGATCCAAGTAAAGTCTTTGATGAACTTTTAGATGTAAAAGAAATACTAGAATGTGGTAATGATATTGCATATTATTACGATGATCTTATTGCAAATAATAACTCAGCAACAAATAAACGTGAACATAAAAGATCTTTATATATGTGTTTGCTTTCGGCAAATGCTCTGGAAGGAATACGCTTTTATGTTTCTTTTGCCTGCAGTTGGGCATTTGCCGAGCTTAAGAAGATGGAAGGTAACGCAAAGATTATTAAATTTATTGCAAGAGATGAGAATACACACCTTGCTGGTACAACAGTGATGATTAAAAATCTTTTAAAAGAAGATCCAGAGATTGCAAAGATTGCAAAAGAAATGGAACCAGAAGCAATTAAGTTATTTACTAATGTAATAGAACAAGAAAAAGAATGGGCTCATTATTTATTTAAAGATGGTTCTATGATAGGACTTAATGAGAGCATATTAAAAGATTATGTGGAATGGATTGGTTGTAAACGAATGAGAGCAATTGGTTTACCTTGTCCTTATACTGTTCCACAAATGAATCCACTACCTTGGACTGAAAAATGGATATCAGGTGGTAATGTCCAGGTTGCACCACAAGAAACTGAAATAAGTAGTTATGTGGTTGGTGGAGTCAAACAAGATGTATCAGAGGATACATTTAAAGGATTAAGTCTGTGAGTAAGAAAATTTTACAGGCAGTTAATCTGTCGCCACCAGTTGATGAATCATTCTTTGATAAACTAGAGAATGTTCATCCTATGAAACAAATAGTATATGCAGCGATTATACAAATTGCTGTATTTGGATTTATGTTATTAGCATTTAAAACAATTGGAGTATTGATATGATTAATGTAGAAATATATGGCAAAGATTTTTGTCCTTACTGTGATAAAGCAGTAAATTTAGCAGAAGGTATGGAACAAGTTGATTTTGTATATAAGAAACTAGACAGAGACTTTAAACGAGAAGAACTCTTTGAACTATTTCCAGGTGCAAGAACCTTTCCACAAATAAAAATTGATGGTGAGAATATTGGAGGATATGATGAATTTTGGAAATGGTCACTTAACCAAAAGGTATCATGATTCTAGAGTGTGAATATTGCTATAATCGAATAGTAATCAAACCAGACGAAAGAGACGTTAAAATAAACTTCTGCCCTCATTGTGGAGAGCCCACAGATGATGATATGGAAGAACTAGATTTTGATGAATGATTGGATATATAAGGGCAAAAAATTTGAGCCACCAGAGGAGTTTACTCCAGATGTTTGGTATGGATTTGTCTATTGTATAACTCATCGAGGTACTGGTAAAAAGTATGTTGGTAAAAAGTTCTTTTGGAGTTCTAAAACATTACCCATCACAAAGACTAGAAAACGCAGAAAAAAGCTAAAAGTAGAATCAGATTGGAGAGATTATTACGGTTCAAATAAACATCTAATGGAAGAAGTCAATAAACATGGTAAAGACTTCTACCATAGAGAAATTCTACATCTATGTAAAACCAAGGGAGAATGTGCTTATATGGAAACAAAAGAGCAATTTGATCGAGAAGTATTACTATCGGATGAATATTATAATGGTATTATTAATTGTAGAATTGGTTCAAAAAGTTTAAAAAATCTATTTACATCAGACTAAAACTATGGTATAATAATATATTATTATGGCAAAAATTTATAAATTCCCATCAAAAGAAGAGCTTCAAAAGCGTGAGATGTGGAAAGAATATGAAGATGAAACCAAAACATTAAATCATTATAGTGATGAATGTATTGGAGCTTCTCATTTTTTATTAGAGGTATTGGAAGAGTTTATCAATACGGGAGAAGCATCACCAGACTTTATGGATATGAATTTCAGAGATGAAACAATCCAGGAATCTCGTGATATGTTTGTAGTGGTAAACATGTTAAATGCAATGTTTAACAGATATTATGGTATGCCTCATGCTCTCCATAGAGAAATGGATAGAGTATATACCAAAATCAAACTTCTAGCAACTCAAAACGAACAAGCCAAAATTGATTTACAAAATGAATATGAAATAATATTTGAGCCGGAGGAGCCAGATGATACTGATTGATTATAGCCAAATTGCTATTAGTAATATTATTGTACAAAAATTAAATGATGAAAGTATGATACGTCATATGATACTAAATAGTATTCGTATGTATAATAAAAGATACAGAGAAGAATATGGAGAAATGGTCATATGTGCAGATGGTATGAATACATGGCGTAAAGACTTTTTTCCATTCTATAAAGCAAATCGTAAAAAAGGTAGAGAAGAATCAACTGAAGATTGGAATGAAATTTTTAGAATTTTACATTTAGTACGTGATGAGATTAGAGATTATTTACCTTATAAAGTAATTCATATGGAAGGTATAGAAGCAGATGATATTATTGGTACACTTACAATGCAAACTCAAGAATTTGGTATGGCTGAACCAGTAATGATAGTTTCATCTGATAAAGACTTTATTCAATTACAAAAGTTTAATAATGTAAAACAATTTAGTCCTATACAAAAGAAAATGGTAACCAATGATAATCCTAGAACATATTTGTTTAATCATATAATGAGAGGTGATAGTGGTGACGGTATACCAAATGTACTTTCAGCCGATGATACATTTGTATCTGATAAACAACAAACACCATTACGTCAAACCAGAATTAATGAATGGTTAGAAAATTCAGATAATCTCAGAGAAGCGATGGATGAAGATATATATCGTAATTATCAAAGAAATAAAAAACTAATTGATTTAACTGATATTCCTGAAGATCTTCAACAAACTATTATAAATAATTTTAATGGGCAAACTAAAACGCCAAATATGAAAGTATTAAATTATTTAATAAAGAAAAGATGTAACAATTTGATTGAAGTCGTGGAGGAATTTTACAATGGCTAAAAAATTAATATCAGAAGTTTTAACTAAAGCTTCACAATTATCTAAAAAAGAGGAAAGGATCGCTTTCCTTAGACAAAATAGAACCCCTGCATTATTAGATATATTACGTATCGGATTTGATGATGATGTGGTAACCGTATTACCTAAAGGTGCTCCGTCATATCGAAAAGATGATGCTCCAGCGGGACACGAATTTACAACACTACATAGAACATTTAGAAGATTTAAATATTTCTTTAAAGGACCAGTTGCTAATGCAACCCCAGCTTTACGAAGAGAAGGAATGTTTTTAAGTTTACTTGAATCCTTAAATGGAGAAGAAGCTGAATTGCTAATAGCGGCGAAAGATAAGTCGCTAAAATACAAGGGCATCACGAAGAAATTAGTTCAGGATGCCTTTCCTAACTTGATTAAAAAATAAGGAGGTGATCATCATCTACACTTATATTATGATAGTATTAAATTTAATTAAACAAATTTGGAGAATGCCTATGAGTTTTATTCAAATTGAAAGACTGAAGAAAGATATTTCTGAAGCACAATATTATCAAAAAAGATTAATTAAAAAAGGGAAGCATGTATTGGCTTATAAGATGGGAAAGAAAATTGATTACATGTATCATATGTTGAATGATATAAAAGCAGTTTAGGAGGAACAGGCCGAGAGGCCGAAAGGCCTCTCGATTATATTATGAATTTATTTGTATTAGATAATGATCCAGTGAAAGCAGCACAAATGCAATGCGACAAACATGTCCCAAAAATGATTGTCGAATCTGCTCAAATGTTATCTACAGTACATCGCATGCTCGATGGTACGATGGAAAGAAGACTGTCTAAGTCTGGAAAAGTAAGAGTTCAGTATTGGAAATTAAATGACGAAAGAGAAGATATTCTCTACAAGGCTTGTCATTTTAATCATCCGTGTACTATATGGACAAGAGAAAGCTGTGTAAACTATACATGGCACTATAATCATTTTGTTGCTCTTTGTAATGAATATACTTATCGTTATGGTAAGGTTCATATGACAGATACTAAATTAAGAGATGTATTAAAGAACAAACCTTATAATATACCTCATGAAGATAAAATGACACCGTTTAAATTGGCAATGAAAAGTAATCCTGAATGTATGTTTGAAGATGCTGTAGAATCTTATCGTGCATTTTATCAAACAAAACAAAAACGATTTAATATGGTTTGGACAAAAAGAGAAAGACCGGAGTGGTTTCATGCAATTTAAATTTTACGAAAGAAGATATTCCTTTAAAGGTAATTTTGCTTATGCAGCTAACTGTATTCGTCATGCACTAGAAATGATGGGTCATACTGAATCAGAAACAGAAGAAGCAGATCTACATATTTACAATCATACATGTAGAGATCTTGAACCTTTTATGGAAGAGAATGCTATTATCTTTAAACCCACAGCACCAACGAGTAAACATTTTCAGATATGTGATTTAGGATATGCGAATAGTTCTCGTATTACATTTGAAGAACCAGTTGAATATGAATATCGTAAATACGATAATACTGAATGGAATGAAATACAAGATATGGTTGAAAGAAGAGCAAATAAGTGGGATGATTCCATAATGCTTAAATGGCCAGATGCAAAAGATGTAAAGGATGATCATATACTTATTATTGGCCAAATGCCAGAGGACGAAACAGTTATGGGATTTGGATTTGGTGATCATTGGAAAAAGATGTATCAAATCATTGATAAATTAGATGATTATAATCTTGTGATTAAATTGCATCCACGTATTCGTAAAGCAAGTCATCGTGTAAGAGATATAAATAAATGTATAAAGGAATGGGAACTAAGAGGTCATCAGGTGTTTAGTGGTTACGAATCTATACACAGTATATTACCTCATACGAAAGTAGCTATAACAGAAAATAGCACAGCAGGTATTGAATGTATGATGCATGATGTACCAATCATATCGTATGGCTATCCAGACTATCATTGGATAACAAAGGATTTAAGAATTCTTACAACACTTCGTAACTCAATAGATGATCTATCTTGGTTTAATAGAGAAAAGAGCCGAAGATTTTTATGTTGGTATGTGTTTGAATACTTATGTAGTGATATACCAACAACAATGAATCGATTAGAGGAATTAATATAATGCCAATGTATGATTTTGAAAATACAAAAACAGGTGAAGTTGAAGAACACATGATCAAACTTGCTGAGTATGATCAATTTATAAAAGACAATCCAGATCTGAAAAGAGTATATACACCTGTTGGTATTGATTTTGATGGTGGTCAATCAATATTAAAAAGAGCAGGTGATGGATGGAAAGAGGTGCAAGATCGTATCAAAAGTGGAATGCCTCCTAGGCTCAGAGATAATATCAAAACAAAATAGGAGTACTATGAAAATAATACATAAAGACGTTCACAAGATGATGAAACAAAGTAGAATTCAAAATGTGATTAAAAAGTTTATACCAAAACAAGATGCAAAAAGAAGAACTGATAGAACTAATAAACAATCTGCCGACTGAGGATACAAAAGGAGAACTAGTTGGAATATTCATTGGAAGACATGGTGAGGTGGTTACCACCGATAGTATCCGTATTGATATGGATGGCGGTCGAGTTATACTGGCTCAAAAGGGATCGGGTGAAGCGAAAATAAATAAAGCCAATTGGCAAAAAGAATTAGAATTTATACGTAATGCAAAAACCAAGCAGACTTAGAATAGAGCATCTTAAAAAATTAGAACCTTTAACAAAGAATCAAGAGATTGTTTTTGATTCATATAATAAAGGTAATCATTTAATCTTATCAGGCTCTGCGGGGACGGGTAAAACTTTCCTCGCAACCTACCTAGGTTTACAATCAGTATTGGGAAAAGATCGTCAAGATAAAGTAGTGATTGTAAGATCAGCATTACCTACAAGAGATATGGGATTTCTTCCTGGTGAAAAAGAAGAAAAGGAAGCAGCATATATGGATCCATATATTTCTATTGTAAATGAACTATTCCAAGATAAAGAAGGTTGGAGAAAAATGATTCAATTTAAACACATTGAATTTTTAACAACTTCTTTTATTCGAGGTATTACAATAAATGATGCTGTAGTAATAGTTGATGAAGCACAAAATTGTACATTCCATGAATTATGTAGTATAATAACTAGATTAGGTGAAAATTGTCGCTTTATATTATGTGGAGACTATTATCAAAGTGACTTCGTTAAGCAAAGCGAAAAAAGCGGTTTATATTCATTTATAAATATTATTAATAATATGAAATATTTTGATCATATTGAATTTGAGTGGAATGATATTGTGCGAAGTGGATTGGTAAGAGACTTTATTATGACTAAAGAAATGTTAGAGAAAAAAGAATTATGAATTTTATACATGAGCCAATAGAATTAGATTATGATGATCTAAAGACTGAAACCAAACCATCGGGTAGAACATATTTAGATCCAGAAGGTCATAGCTATCCATCAATCACAACAGTGTTATCTATTTTGTCTAGGCAAGCTATTCAAGAATGGAGAGCTCGTGTTGGAGAAGAAGAAGCTAATCGTATATCACGACAGGCTAGCTCTCGTGGTACAAAAATACACCACATTATTGAAGAATATCTAAAGAACAATCCAAACTATCTCGATGGGGAGATGCCTCACAATGTTCAAACATTTAAAGATATACAACCTATCATTGATGAATGTATTACAAAAATATATTTACAAGAAGCTCCATTATATTCTAAACATTTAGGAGTTGCAGGACGGGTTGACTTAGTTGGTCAATGGAAAGGTATAGATTCTATTATTGATTGGAAGACATCACGTAAGCATAAAAAGAAAGAATGGATTAGTTCTTATTTTATGCAATGTGCAGCATATGCTATTATGTGGGAAGAACGAACAGGTCGACCAATTAAACAATTAGTTGTATGTATTGCTGGAGATGAAGGTCCTCAAGTCTTTATTGAAGATCGTGATAACTGGACAACTGATTTAATAAATACAATTAATGAATATAAAAGAGAAAAATTCTGGGAGAAATAATATGAGTTTTTTATTAGAAGCATTAGTTAAAAAACTAGAAGGTGAGATTGAAGTAGCAAAAGCAAATATCACAGTATATACAAGATCATCTGTTGGAGTTGGTGAACATAGTGATATTGTTGAAACTATTGAAAAAGAAGTTTCCAAAATAGCCGAAGCTCAAGATAAAATAGACACAATTAAATCATTAAAGTTATAAATAGATATTTACAAACCACAAAAAATGTGGTATAATATCTATTATGTACAGGTTTAGCGAGTTTTTAACAGAAGGAAATAAAGGTCTTACGATATTTGATATCGATGATACTATGTTTATTTCAAAAGCTCGTGTACTTGTAAAGAATAAAAATAACACAAAAGAAAAACCTTTAACACCTCAAGAGTTTAATAGTTATAAATTAGCAAAAGATGAATACTTTGACTTTGGTGAATTTAGATCATCAAAGATATTTTATCAGACAGCAACACCAATTGCAAGAATGGTAGCAAAGGCAAAAGCCATCATTAAAAATGCTACAGCAAAAGGTTCAAAAGTAATTGTTGTAACTGCAAGATCTGATATGGATGATAAAGATCTCTTTATTAAAACTTTTGAAGCTCACGGCATACCTATGAATAACGTGTATGTCGAAAGAGCTGGTAATATGAGTGGTAAAAATAGTGCTGCAAACAAATCTATCATCTTTAGAAAATATTTAAAGACTGATGAATATGCAAGAGTAAGACTATTTGATGACCATAAAGAAAATTTGGATGCTTTATTAGATTTAAAAAGGGAGTTTCCAAATGTTGAAATGTTTGCTTATTTAGCAAATAAAAATGGTAGTGTTAAAAGAATTAAGTGATATATAATAGATTAAAAAGTGCAGCCTATGGCGAAGGACGAAGATACTTTCGTTGGTGGTTGCAATGGACTGGGAGAGTATAGTATGGCAAAGTGGCCTAAGTCAGAGCCGTGGAATGGCGGAAAAAGAAAATTTTGGGAATTTGATAATGGTTGGTCAATATCATTAGTTAAATTTCCTGGATCCTATGGTTATCATAGTAATGAATGGGAATTAGCAATGATGTATGATGGATTATTCATGGATCCACCCGCTGATCAAATGGAAAATATATTAGATGACTATCGTAAAGCCGATGAAGGAATTTATGGATGGTTAAAAGATCCTGATGCAGATAGGATCATTGAAATGGTGAGGAGATTATAATGCCAACAAAATTAGGAAAATCAATGAGAAAGGTTGTGCGAGGAGCATCAAGACCTAGCTTTGAATATGAACATGATTACATTAAAGTAAAGCCAAAGGCTGAGCTTATTGAAATGTATAATAGCCCTACAACAATTCCAAAGAAAAAACAAAAGATTAAAAATGAATTGGTTCGTAGAGGTGGTGTAGTATTTAAATGAGTAAACAAGCTGAGTACCGTAGAAAAACATACGGATTAAGTAATTATAGAAAAGGATTACAAAAGAAAGAACGCAATCGTAGACTATTAGGACTAGGAGTTGCAATAGTATTTTTAATTGTAGCAGGATTTTTATTTTTTAATTATGGGTAAATTACGACAATGGTTTAGAAGATGGTTTGATCGACAAGTAGAGAAATCATTTCAAAGACAAGCAGATAGAATTTATTTAAGAGATGTAAAGAAACATGGGAAAGGGAAGTAAACCAAGACCAATACCAAATAGAGTTAAGTTTGAAGAGAACTGGGATAGGATCTTTGCACGTAAAAAAACACCATCTCATGCTGCTACACAAATACATATAGATAAGACAAAACAAATACCTAGACATTATAAATATAATAATATAGAGGAACAACTATGAGTATAGATATAGACGCATTTGATTTTGGATTTACCGCTGTAGATGAAAGCGAATTAGAAGCGGTACAGAAATTATCAACAGAAGCTTCATCAGTAGCAGCAACATCAGCTGAAATGGAAGATAAGCTTAATAAACTATATAATGCAATATTACCTTTATTATCAAATTTAAAAGCAAACCCAGAAAAGGATTACATTTACTGGCCAAATAGAACAGAAAAAGTAGAAGCCTTTGAGGATCATATCGCAGGAATTATTAAGTAATGGGTATACCAAGTTCAGGAGAAATAAAAATGGGTGGAGCAGGTACGAATAGTATTGCTCAAGTCAAAGCGGGTACTGATACTGGTACTCCTTCAGCAGTTCAAAATGTATCATTGCGAGGATTATCTGTAGATGGTGTAAACGATTTTCAATATGTAGGTGGAGCAGGAGTTGATATCTCAGTAGCTGGTAGCTCACCAGATCAAGTTGCACCTCATGCTATGTCAGAATTCCATGGATACGTTCAAACACTAGCTACAACCTATGATAACAGTTTATCTGAAAATGAATATTCAATTGATACCAATATTATAGTACGACCACAACTTAGAATACAATATGCAAGTGGAAATATTAACGTTAACTGGTATCCCGATAGCGAAAATCCAAGCCCAGCTGATGGAACACTTGTATATCAAATTGTAAATCCAGCATCTGGATATACTGTAAGAGAAACACATACTGAAACTGGTGATGGACCAAACAGTTGGAGCTATTCAAATATACAACCAAATGGTTCAGCAGTGTCTGTTCCAACTTCAACATTCTACACAGATTGGCAACCCTCATTTGAATCTGGTGGTAGTTATGACCAAGAAGGCCAGAATCAGTCTACGTTAACAGTAAGTCTTATTTTTGAAAAATCAGGTGAAACAACCTTTACATATAACTTTACACTAGACGTTGAGCTAGAAACTGCAGGTGAAGGTGGACTATAATGTATCATCATTTGAGGAACAAAGATATGAATATAGAACAATTAAAAGAAACATTGAAAGTTGACGAAGGAGTAGTTTATGAGATATATAATGATCATCTTGGCTATGCTACATTTGGTATTGGCCATCTCGTACTTGAAACCGATCCCGAACATGGGCAAGCAGTTGGT